CAGGCATCTTGCAGAGCAACAATCCAGCAACTTCAATGTTGTCCTTAAAACGACTGTTCGGGTCAACAAGCAGCTTAAACTGCGGTTGCTCCTCGATTCGTACCGGCTCCCAGCCTTCCCGCAGCTTTGCAGATACGTTACGGGCGTCGGCCTGACCTAGCGAAGAAACACGAACCCATCGGTACGCATATCCAGCTTGTTTGTCAGGTTGCGGTAGCGTTTCAGGGCGCTGCCACTGTTTAGGCCGTTCTTGTTGTGAACGGGACTCAAGTTCGCGTGCAAGTCTATTCTCAGCCATTTAATTTCTCCAGTCGTTGTTTTTCCATAGCGTATTGTTGGGGGGTTAGCCCAAACTTCTTAGCAAGATTTACCTCGCTCTTACTCAGCACTATCTTTTTGGAGGATGTGCTGCGAGACGCCGGTGCAACTACTGTGGCTGGCTTAGTCTCTGTGCGCTGAACAGGCTTGCCGCCCCCGTCAGACGTTTCTTCTTCCCCGAAATATTCAGGGAACCTACGCCGCATCGTTGTGTCAATACGCTCGTAGTACTCATCGCTTCTGGGATCCATTCCAGAATCGACCAATTTTTGGTGCAAGCCCAGTGCTGCGCTGGTCATTTCCGTATCTGAACCAAACCACGTATTTCGCTCTTGCCACGAAAGCGCTCTCGGCTCAGGACGCACAGCAGGTGCCTGTTGTGGGGGTATATTTACATCGTTTTCTGGTGTTTGTAAAGTGGGACGATATTCATTTACTTTCTGCACCCGATAACTAGCCTCAGACAACTTAGTCTGGGCTTCGATAATCTGGTCGGAATCGCCCGCCTCGTACGCCTCTTTGTACTGCTTTTTCGCCATTTCCAACTCAAGTTGGGCGGCGTTTTTGGCGGTGTCGATGTAGGACTTTTCGCCGGAGGATAAAGACTCCTTCAGCTTTTTGTTCTCTTCGAACACCTTCCTAGCAAATTCCTCAGCAGCCTGACGCTCCCTAAGTGCGGACTCTTTGGCTCGGCGCTCGTCGTGCCAAACCTTTTTCATCTGCTTTAAGCGGGTTTTTACTTTATCCGAATAGTCCTCAAGTTCGTCCTGTTCAAGTTCTTGGACCAACTCTTGGGGCATCGGAGCCCGCTCTTTCCCCGTTACGGGGTCTTTATCTTCTTCAGGAATGTCGTCTTGGATCTCAAACTCAATATCTTCGACTTCGTTCTGCTCAGGAATTTCCTTTTCGTTTGGCTCTGCCATTTTTTCCCTCCTTATGCGCGACTAATGCCTCGGGGGTCTTCAACTACCCCTTCAACAGAGTCATCGTTAATAATGCGGAACTCGCGTCCGTGAATCTTTACTCTAGTGCCAGCGTGGGGGCGCACCAAAATAAAGTCTCCTTGTTGGCACCAAGGGCCACTTGGGAACCTCTTTTCGTCCTTGTAGCAATCGGGGCCCATCTTGACCACAAACAGCACGGTCGTGAGAAGCTCCTCATACTTAAGGACTGTGTCGGCCTTCAAAATACCGCTTTCGTAGGTATCTTCAATATCGGGAATTGCGCACAGGATTCTGTATCCCGACGGGTCCGGCACTTGTTTTGCCTTTTCTTCTGCGGTTTCAGGCAATACCGTTGCTGCGTTTGGATCGTCTGTAGACCCAATAAGGATTTCACTCATCAGCCTTTTCCAGCCTTTCTGCTAGTTCACTAATATGGTTGCTAGCAATTAGCAACCCCCTTACTACCCCACACGAATATTTGTAATCCGCGTAGTCCTTTGCGCTCCCATCACCCAAACTAAGGGCCTGTCGAAGCTGTTCGTCCTGTAATTTCTTAAGTAGGTGTTCTAAAACATCGTTCATTCACCACCCCTTTGGTTGCCGCGAAGCTGTAAAAGCTGTCTTGTTAGCTCAGTTTCGGCTTTCTGGTCTTCAGCCACGGCGTCGATGATTGCTTTGGCCTGTTCCATCTTTAACTTCTCGTCCTCGGCAACAGCCTTGGTCATGATCGAAGCCTGAGATTGACGCTCTTGTGAAGCAATCCGCTCGGTTTCAATCAACAGTTGCGCCTGTTTAAGCTGGGCGTCGGTCTGATCTTTTTGTGCTTTGCGCTGCTGTTCTTGCGCTTTAAGCTGAAGTTCCTGCATTTGCATCTGAATGATGGGATCTTGTGCCTGTTGCTGTGCTTGCTCCTGCGCAGCTTGGGCTTGGTTTTGGGTTGTGACTTGTTGGGCTGCTTGGGCCACAAGGCGAGAGATAGCCACCTCGTAGTCCTCCGGCATTTCCTCATCGGGATCAGGCAACGGAGCGCCAAGTTTCTGCTCGATCATCTGGCGATACTTGAACCCAAAGTGCTCTGCGATGTGCGCTTGCAGCGCAGCCATCATCTGGTTTGCCATCGGGCTTTGCCCAATCATTTGCGCCGTCACGGGGTCTTGGATAAACGCCATGTGAGTTGTGATGTGAGCATCGTGGTCCTGATAGATAAATGCTTTTAGGGGTTTACCCTTAATCACGTTCATGTTCTCAGAGACTGGATCTTTGGGTTTCTCGTCGTCGGGCAGCGGTACAAGCTTTGAAGCCTCCTTAATACCAAGCACCTCTAGCATCTGGCGGTGCAACAAAGGCAAGTCATAAAGCTGGGGTGCGCCTTGGGCTAGCTGTAGAACTGCTTGATACTGAACAACTTTTTGCGACATGGTAGCCGCATTAGGATCCGACACAGGGATAACTTCCACCATGTCGTAGTCGGCTCGCTTAGCTCGTGGATGCGCCGTATCAGGCTCGTACGTATACTCATCGTCCGTGTAATCCCTAATAATGTTCTTGAGAAGCCGGAACTCCTGCTTCATGGCGTAGTGAATCCGGGCCTGAACAGCACTCATCACCTTCAGAGTTCTTTCGAGAATCGCCAGCGTCGTACCCACGGGCGACTGGGCGGACATGTCACTGACTTTGAGGTCGGCTGCGCTAGCGAAGCGACGGCCTTCTTCGACGATTGTGCCCAGCAAGCTGTACAACACCTGACTTGGCTCCTTGTACGGGAGCGTCATGATGTTGTCTTTGATGGTTCCCGAGGCTACATCAACGTCTCTAAACTCCGCTGGAGCAATCGGTGTGTCATCTCCTTTAACGCGTAGGCCTTTGGTTTTGAAGCCTCCGGGCAGGTTAGACAGAGTACCCGCGTCGACCAACTGCCTAATAAGAGAAGTGCCAGACTTAGCAAAAGCGCCGATAAGATGAATAAGGCCAAGAGCGTAGAAGCCAAAACCTGGGACGTAAGGATAATGAACGAAATGACTGCGTTTTTGTTTGGTAGAGTCATCTGGGTGCCAATTCCTTCTAATAGCTAAGATTGTCTGCGATTGCTTCTCGATAGTAACAATGTAAGGAAGTGCGATACCTGTCTCATTGCCATCCTTGTCCTTGTCTTCATACCCCTGGAGGTCCAAGTCAACCTGCATCTCCAGAACCTTGAACCGGTTGTCTGAAGTGGCTCGGAATCCCATCTTCTCTGCGATCTTTTTCTCCACCTCGTCGAGAGTGTCATGGGGCTCACCTAAGTCAACGTCTCTATAGAAGCCAGCAACTTGAAGCTTGCGTAGCTCGTTGGGGGTCTTGCGCATCACATGTGTAACCCGCTCGGCAGTCTCTAGGTTACTTGCGCCGTAGGGCACGACCACATCTTCAGCCGGGACGTAGATAGCCACCTGACGCTCAAGGCTCGGGTCGTAATACACCTTCTTGAACGCATTACCCGCCAAGGCCAGACCCCACAGCATGCGCTCATGCTCAGGCCGGTACTCCACCATGACCTCGGTCAACTGGAAGTTCATATCCTCTTTGACGCGGGTAGCCGCTGCCATCTTCTCCGGGGTGTCTTTTCCAACAATCTGAGTCTTGACAGGCCCCGCTGCGGGGAACGTCTCCATGATGGTCTCGGCTTGGAACTTGACAACAGCCTCGGCTAAGAGGGGGTGATACACACCACAGGCTCCGGGCCACGGCTCCGTGCGGTCCTCCAGCTTCAAACCCAGCAGGTCGAGGCCATCGACGTATGTCTGCATCCAGTCTTTTCTAGAAGAGAGGTCTTCTTCAAACTCGCCGAGCAGGTCGGTAGCCAAGCCAACCAACTCATCCTCGTCCATTTCTTCGGCGATATTGGCGTTAAAGTCCTCATCGTCTTTACCCGGCTCGATCTCAATCTCAAGCCCACCCATCTCAATGCTGACTTTTTCGGGGTCTTCGATTTCAATCTCGATGGCAGGTTCGGCCATGGCGGCTTCTTCCATCATCTCTTCAGTTAAACCCAAGGGAGCTTGGGATAGGGATTTCTCAATTGCCATTTTTTGTCCTTAGTAATATGCAGGTTGCCTGCGTCTAAATTGTTGCGGCTCGTCTTCTTCATCGAGCGCTGTGCGGATATAGCCGCCCTTGCGGAACCTCATCATTGCTAAGGATACCGAATCCACATAGTCATCGTGCTCCCCACTGGGGAAACTTGCAACTTCTTCTACAACTTCTTCAGCCCAATGTGTGTTGGGGACCCAGACCCGCCCGGAGGCAAATAGGTCAGATACGGCATTAAGTCGGCTAATCTTGTCGTTACCCCGGCTCGGTGTGAACTCCTGTACCGGTATGCCCATGGCTCGCATCTCATATATTAGAGGGGCCCCAGAAGCCTTTTTCTCGATGATGATTGAGTCGGGTTGCCACTCTTTGTACTGCTCAATGGCGCATCTTTTTAGTTCTGGAAACTCCATCCGGTCCCGAAACGCGTTTAGCAGGATGATGTTGGCCTGTGGGATGCCAGAACCGTCTTCTTTATAGAACACACCCCAGTGGGTACAGGCCGAATAGTCCGCCCGGTTGGTTTTCTCGAACGCCGTATCCCAGGACATCAGCGTAAACTCGCACCAGGGTGGGTCTTCTTCCTCCCAAATCTGCCACCACTCCCGCTTAATGATCGCCGAACTCTCAGAAGTGGGGTTTTGCTGGTACTGCGCCATCCATTTGGCGTTGGGAAGCTCGTTTCGGAGGACTTCAAGCTCTTGTAGGGGCCAAAACTCGGGCCAAAGGGGGTTTCCGGTGGGCAAAATTGCAGGAAATTCAATAACTTCCCACTCTTCCCCGCTTCTTTGGACGGAACTTTTAAGAATCTGCCCTGTCAAATCCTTTTTAGACCACCTTGTCATCACAATGACGATGGAACCTCCCGGCTGGAGACGCTGCCGTGGGCCTGATGTGTACCACTCGTAGGTCTTGTCGTAGATTTCCGGGTTTGTTTCGCTTAGGGCTGCTTCTTGTTCCGAGTGAGGGTCGTCAATAATGAGGAGATCAGCACCTTTACCAGTGACAGCACCTCCAACACCGATAGCAAAATAGTCTCCACCCGCGTTAGTGGCCCACCGCCCAGCAGCTTTAGAGTCTGCTTGTAGCGCAACTCCTGAAAATACTTCTTTATACGGTTCTGAATCGACAAGATTTCGCACCTTTCGTCCGAAGCCCACGGCAAGTTCAGCCGTATGGCTGGTCTGAATGACCTTTTTACCGGGAAACTTCCCAAGGAACCAAGCTGGGAGCAGGTATGACGCAAACTCCGACTTGGTATGACGAGGCGGCATGTTAATAATTAGCCGCTTACACTCCCCCCGCGCCACGCGCTCAAAGGCACGTGCCATTCTTTTATGGTGTCGGCCCCCAATGAAGCTAGGCCAGACTTTCTCCACAAACTTCATGAAGTCGTTCTCGGAACCTTCTTTGGCATCGGCATGTTCGAACTCAGCAAGGGTTTTGTATATATCTTGTAGATGCGCCTCGGGGATGTTGTCGAGGTTTTTCAAAAGAGCAGCTAACTCTTTTGGGTCTAGTTGGGTGCTACTTTGGTTCATCGCCGCCATCTTCGGACTCTTCGACCTCTTCTTCGGGCTCGTCATCTAGCTTGAGTTCTTCCTCTAGCCCATCCGAAAAGCTTTCAACATCAATGACATCGCTATGCAGCAGGCGACTGATCTTCTCTTTAATCGCTTCTTTGAGGTCGTCGGCGGTCTTGTGCGTAATCACAAGCTCGCTCTTTTCTGTAAAGGCACCGACGTCGCTCATCTTCCCAAGCAGTTCTAGTGCCTTGAGTTCATGTTTAACGTCGCCGCACTGACTGATCTCTAGCAGTCGGGTATGAATGATGGTGCGGGTTTCGATTGCGTTGGCTACAACCGCGTTGCCATATTCTTTTACGTAGGAACCTAACGCCATGACCACGCCAGGACTTGTTAGAGCAACAGGTGGCTTGGGGCTCTTCTTATGTTCTTTGACGTTTTGGAAAAGCTCTTCGGCCATGGCCGCATCTTCGTCCGTCATTTCATAAGGCATACCGAGCCCGCTGAGAAGCACTGCGGTGTTCGCAGCTATATTGACGTTCTCATGGAAGGTGTCGCCCGTTTCATCTCTAAATGAATCAGGCAGTGGGTGGTCTTTGTCCGGCTCTACGGTAACGATAGTCATGGAGGAAACGTTTGCTCCGAGGTTTGTTTGCGTTTCTAGTGCCGAAACCTACAGCATTTTTTCTGAAAATACAAGGGGATATTTACCGAGACGCTAAAGCCTTCCAATTTTTTAGTAGGAGTTCTAGCTCTTCAATCGTTGCGTCTGCTTTTAAGCTGTTAGCTCTGAAAGATAGGATTTGCACGTTTCCCGGCACGTAGCCTTTGGTGGGGTCTATTTTGTCTAGCGACGCGTAATTTTGTGGGGTCGGGCCAGTATAGGGGGCGTACGTAAGCTCAATCCCAAGAAGGGGGCAGTGGGTAACAATTAGTGATCTGTAGTGCTCAATTGACAAGGCCCGCCTAGAAGCCGCAGTTCTAGGTCTGGTTTTTGACCTAACAATCCAGCGGTCTTCCATAGTTACGGGAATAAACACACTACGTTTTGGCTTTAGGGGCCCTACAAACTCTGGGTGCTTTCTTGGCCGACCTCGTTTGCCAGCTGGCTTTTTCGATCTTGCTATCTCTTTGTCTCTTATGTGGCAGTCGACGCACGCATTGTTTCGTGTGTATCGCTCTCCAGAATGCCCGTTTACGCACGGGGTACCAAAGTACCTTTTCAGGCCGAGGGCTTTTGCTTTTAGTCGGGGGGTAGTCTCCATTGGTTAAATGTACCACAAAAAATATGGGGGAGGGGGGATAGCAGGGGACCCAAAAAGGCAAGGGGGGTGTTTCATGTAACGGGGATTAGATAGGATGCTAGAGAATTAGAAGGGGGAGGGGGGTCTGAGCTATTTTGTGAAATCTAATGTGCAAATCATTATGTATATCGCGGTGCTAGTAGCTTGGGCCATATATGGGGGTGGGAGGGTAGTGGGTCTGGGTCTTTGCCATTACTTAACCCGTAGGGTCAATCCAAGGTTTTAGGTTTTCAAGCGAGCGAAGCGAGCGCCATTGTTAAACCATACGAAGTCTATTCAATGATTTGGTGCTTTTGACTTATCCGAGCGAGCGAAGCGAGCGAGAAAAAATTTTGCCCGCCGGGTGGGCGGGCTTGGGGGTTGGGGGTCAGTCAATCTCTACTTGATTCGGATGCCAACAGGCGAACAATCCGCGCGGTTCAATCCAGGGGTTCGCGCGTTTGAATGCTCGGGTATGCTCTTGTGCTTCTTCGTGGGTCAGTCCGTGTGCGATATGAAGCGTGCGCCTGATGGTTTGAAATGGTTCATCGCTCATCTGGGTGGGGGCCTCGACTAGCGTTGAGATTTTGAGGGTTCCGTACATGGTGTTTTCTCCTGGGTGATTGGGGGAGCCAGGCTCCCCCGTTTGGTTGGTTTACTTGAGGGCCTTGA